TTTTAGAACCAAGATAACTATGAGCTATGTACTTTTTATATCAGAACAGAAGTTAAAAGATTCAACTGCAATCAATTTGAATGTTTCAACTGACTTGCTGCTTCCTTATGTAAGGCAGGCACAGAAGTTGTATGTTGAAACTAAGTTGGGAACTGATCTTACACAGAAACTAAAAGATTTAATTACAGCAGGGACAATAGGTAATGTAGGTAATGAAGCATACAAGACTTTAGTAGATGACTACATAGGGGATATGCTGCCAAACTGGGCATTTTATCATGCCGTTCCTTTTTTAAGATTTAAAATTGAAAATGGAAATATTTACAGCAAAACAAGCGAAACAGGAAATGCCCTTAGTACGGAAGAAGCTCAACATTTAAGAGAAGAGGTTAGAAATACTGCTGAGTATTACACAGAAAGAATGATTGACTATGTTAGAAACAATACATCTAGCTTTCCTGAGTATTCAACTAATTCAGGTGCTGATGTCAATCCTGATTCTAATGCCTATTATAATGGCATGAATCTTGAAAGACCAATGCAAAAAGGAACTAAATTAACTTTAAGAAATTTTTTAACTCCTGATTTAACTTAATGAAAAAACATTACAAGCCAAAAATAAAAAATATAAATAAACTTAAAACATATTTACAAGATGCCATTAAAGGAGATAACAAAAGAGGTAGGGGAAGTGTTAGGAGTAAACAGTGTGATCCTAAGTGTAACAACCTTCACTAATTTAGAACTAGCTCTAAAAATATTACTATTAGTTATTTCAATAGTCTATACTATTGACAAGTGGTGGTATCATAAAAAACAAAGGTAATGCCAAAGAAACGCAAACTAAACAGCAACAACCCTAAGTATAACAAAGCAAAAGAAAGTGATGTTAAAATGCGTAAAGAATTTCTTAAAGAAGTTAAAGGATGTAAAATCTATAAAGCCTACTATCTCTAAACCCTCCAAAATAAACCTATTAATTCTTAGAGATACTTTTAGTGATGAAAGTACAATAGGAGAACTATTTGTAAATGGAGAAAGATTCTGTGATACATTAGAGTTACCTTATAGAGATAATCAAAGAAGCATATCTTGCATTCCAGTAGGAGAATACAAAGTAAGATTAAGGGTTGCAAGAGAATCAGCAACAAGAGACTATTTGCATTTATTAGTTAAAGATGTAAAAGACAGATCACACATATTATTTCATAGGGGTAATACAGCTAAAGATACAAGGGGTTGCATCCTAGTAGGACAGGGTAGCCAACAAGATATTGTTCATAATTCAACTTTGGCTATGGATTTACTTATGAAAGAAATAATAAATTTGGGAGGAGAAAATATTAATTTAATAATCAAAAATAAATAATTATGAAAGAATGGATTTTAGTACAAACTTTAAAAAAGGCAATTTCAAGTCGTAAATTTCTATATACTGCAATTGGCTGTATAGCGACTTTACTTAGCGACCATTTAGGTTTAAATGCTGATGAGGTTAAAAACATACTATTTAGTATAGCAGCACTTGTCTTAGGTCAAGGTATTGCAGATGGATCAAAAAAGTAATAATAGATTTAGATTAAAGCCGCATGAAATAGCGGCATTAAAAAAGATGAGGGCAAAAGATGAAAGGAGAAAGCTAATCATACCAGATTTGCATGCTCCTTTCATTGAGCCAGGATTCTTTCGGCATTGTAAAGAAGTCTATCGTAAATGGAACTGTAACTCCGTACACTTCACAGGAGATCTTTTGGACAACTCATTTTCAAGCTTTCACGAGATTGCTCCTGATGGCAAAAGTGCAGGAGATGAACTTGCTTTAGCAATAGAGCAAATTAAGCCTTTTTGGGAAGAATGGAACGAAGCAACAATTTGCATTGGAAACCATGATGCCATTATATCAAGAAAATTAGTGGCTTCAGGATTATCTCAAGCATGGCTAAAGGACTTTAATGATGTATTAGGAACTCCAGGTTGGATTTGGAAAGATAAGTTCTTAGAAGATGGTGTAATGTATTTACATGGAACTGGTAGCTCTGGAAGAAATGGTGCTATTAATAGAGCTGTTAATTGGAATACTAAAATTTGTCAAGGGCATATTCATACAGAAACTAGCATAATCTACCATGCAAACCAAGATAATTTATTATGGTCTATGCAATTAGGCTCGGCATTCAATGTAAACAGCTACGCGGCGAACTATGCAAAAAACTTTACTAAGAAGCCTATCATAGCAGTAGGAGTGATAATTGAGAATGGTCGCTTGCCGATACTAGAGCCAATGAACTTATAATGCAACTAAAAGATTCTACAAAGCTTACTCTGTTTTACTTTCTAATTATTATAATAGTATTACTTATTGCTATTTAATATACCCCCGTTTAGCCTTTTAAGGCACTTTCACATCTTTTTAATGGTAATATACTAGACAGCACTTAAAGTTGCTTATCTAGTAAAAACACTATTAACACTATAATTGTTGATAAGTCTGTAAATAAAGTTGTTGATAAGTCTGTTGATTAAAAAATAGTTTGTATTATTGCATCATATTAATCAATACCAAAAACAGATGTACTCAAATTTTAAAATGTTAGAAGCAACAAACAAAGAAGAAGCTATTATATCTATATTAGATGTAATAGAAGAAAATCCATTATGGCTTAATAAAATTACTGATGGCTTATTTATATTAGTAAAAAGCATAGAGCTAGAACACAAAAGATTCTTATTGGAAAGATCATTAGATGAACAAGTAATAGACTTATTTGTTAAACTAAAAACAGAATACTATAACTTTAAAGACAATACACAATGGAACTACTAGCACAAGACTTTTACTTCTATAACAATGGAGTGTATAAAACAATTAAAAAACTATCTCCTGATGGTTGGTTTTCAGACTTGAAAAGAGTAGAGCCTAGTATAAGAATATTTGGCACTAAAGAGCAAATAGATGAAGCTCTTGATACCTATATTGAAATGACTGGTCTTAATCTTGATGAATCTTTTTCTTACGAAACAGAAAAGAAAGGCAGCTACTGGGATGGTATTGTATTTAGTGAAACAAGAAAAGATAGACCAACACTAAAAGAATACAATGAAGCTGTAAATAAGAATCTAGCAATATATAGAGAGAAATACAATAAACTAAATAATAACAAAGCATTAATAACAACGATATGAGAACAGAGAAAATAAAAGAGAAGTATTTACATTACGGATTAGATAAAGAAGATGTCTTTAAGCATCAGCATTATGTAATCATCACAAGATCAGGCATAGACAAGATTCAGGCAATAGAAAATATCACTATTGACTATGAAGTTATAAATTGTGAAAAAGATTTTTGTGTAGTAAAAGCTAATGCAATTAAAGGTGAAGCATCTATACAGACATTTGGATCAGCCCTTAAGGGTGGGTTTAAAGACGGAAATTGCAACACTTGGTATGTTATGGAGATGGCAGAGAAAAGAGCTATGTCTAGGGCGGTGCTAAAACTAACTGGCTTTTATGAGCTTGGAGTATTTGGCGAAGATGAAAGCGAAGATTTTAAAAAGAAATATTAATCAATAATAAATAAAAATGGAAATTAAAGGTAAATTAGTAAAGGTGCTTGACCTAGAATCAGGCACAAGTAAAACAGGAAAAGAATGGCAAAAGCAAACAGTTGTAATAGATTCAGGAGATGAATTTAATAACTTGACAGCTGTAAGTGCTTTTGGAGAGGATAAGATCAAACATTTAAACAAGCTCCAAGTAGGCATGACAGTAACTATTCTTTGTAATATTTATTCAAGAGAGTATAATGGAAAATATTATCACAACATAGATGGCTACCACTTTACACAACAGTCTGACAATGATGAGTTTGTAACATCTGACACACCATTTTAAGATGATAGAAGAGATTAATTTTAAACTCTTATGCGACCTTACTACCAATATAGTAGGGTTGCGTAAGGGTTCTCTTTCTTACAGAAGTAGGAAAAAAGAATATCAGATACCAAGATCAGTTGCTAGTGTAGTTGCTAGAATGGTAGATGATACACATCAAAATATTATAGCAAAAGAGCTAAAAAGAGATAGGGCTTCTGTATATCACTATGAAAAAATGCATGAATCTAATTATAGGTCTTTTCCTAAGTATAGAGAAATGTTTAACATGGTTTATAATGCTTACTCTAATTTGCAAGGTTCTAAAAGAACTTTTGTATATAATAAACAATTAGAAAAGTATTTAAAAGAAAATGGGGTAACCAATAGCGCAAAATATCATACTATTATTAAGGTTACTTCAGGTAGAGCCGAATATGATGTTAAGGTTTCTTATAAAGATTTCTACAATCAATTAGAAAAGTGTAAGTTTGCCATGACAGATTGCAATTACAACTTAGAAATTATATGACCAAACCTAACTACTATGCAGTTATTCCATCTGAAGTAAGGTACTCAAATTTAAAACCTAATGCTAAACTTCTTTATGGAGAAATAACAGCATTAAGTGGAAAACTTGGGTACTGTTATGCAACTAACAACTATTTTGCAGAACTATATAATGTAAGTAAAAACACTATAAGTAGTTGGATTAGTGATTTAAAAAAGCTAGGATTTATAACAGTAATTGTAGAAAGAAATGATAAAAAGCAGATAATAAAAAGATGTATAGGTATCACTAAAAAGATTGATACCCCTATACTTAAAAAGATGAAAGGTAATAATACAAGTATTAATAATACAAGTAATATAAATATAACTAAAGAAAAATTTATTTCAGAGGTTATGACTTTTGATTATCCTAAAGATATGTTAGAGGATTTTATAAACTACTGGACAGAGGGAAAAAAGAAAATGAGATACCAAAAGCAAAGCACTTTTGAAATAAAATTAAGATTATTGCGTTGGGATAAAAATAATAAATCTTGGAATAAACCTAAAACAATGGGAAAGATACACTCACAATTAAATGAATGGCAAGAAGCTAAAAAACTATTATGAAACCACTAAAAAACGAAAACTTACAAGAGCTAACTGAAAAGGTCTTAGACTTAGTAGCAAAGACTTCAGTAGAGATAGGACATAAAACAGATGCAAATACAATGGCAACATTAAGTAAGATATTTGCACAAGACCTGATCCAAGAGAAAAGATTTGGCAATATGACATTTAATCAAGTTGAAGATGCTTTTAGACAGGGGGTAAGATTTGGAAAAGATGAACCATTTTTAAACATTAGAACTTTTTATAAATGGACATATAAAATGAAACAGATGTGTGATGATGCTTATTATCAAGTACATACATTAGGACAAAAGAATGTGCCTTTTTATCAAGAACCAATAAAGCTACTCAAATGATCGGATAAGTAATAATAACAGCCATTGCAATGTGGCTAATAAGAGAACTAAGATGAATACAAGACAAACATCAATAGACTGCTACAACAAAATTAAACAAGAGGGATTGTTAAGCAAAAGAAGATTAGAGGTTTATGAAGCATTATTATCTACTGCACCTTGCACTTCTTCTGAAGCAATAAGAAATGCCAAAACTACATTTGGAGTATTTGGAGTTAGTTCTAGGTTTACAGAACTGAGAGACTTAGGAGTTATTTATGAAAAAGGAGAAAAAAAATGTAGTATTACTGGTAGGAATGTTATAGAATGGGATTTAACAGACAGACTTCCTGTCAATCTAAAAAAGACCAATAAAACAAAGAAGCACAGAGCAGATGAAGCTCTAAATTCATTAAGAGAATTATATAAAAATAAAAACACTAGCACAGTTGAGGACTGGAAAGTGGTGGCTAATTTGATTAAAAGTATATGAAGTCAATTAGTAAACTTAAAAAAGAACTAGACAAATGGTTTAGTCTTTACATTAGGCTTAGAGATGCTGATGAATTAGGATTCACCAAGTGCTTCACTTCGGGCAGGTATTATCACTACAAAAATATTCATGCAGGTCATTTTATGTCAAGAAAATATCTATCAACTAGATGGTCAGAACTTAATGTACAAGCCCAGTCAGCAGCAGATAATCTTTTTGCTCAGGGCAGACAGTATCAATTCGGCAAAGAACTAGATGCAAAATACGGAGAAGGTACTGCTGAAGATTTACAAATCAAATCTAAACAAATACAGAAGTTTACTAGAGATGATTATGAAGAAAAAATAACTTATTACAAAGAAGCTGTTAAAAACTTAAAAAAAGAAAAGGGAATAGAGTAACTTTTTTTATAACTTTGGCGTATGCACAAACCGATCTATTCAAGTGAAGAACACAAATCAATAGTAGATGTTTATGTTATGATGTGTAAGCAATTTGTTCAAGAGGTTACAACCCAAGCTAGATACAGAAACTTCCTAGAAGTTATAGATGTGATAATAGAATACTCTAATGGCTATGGTCAAGGGGTAAGAGAAAATGGAAACTTTTATGACTGGATTACTATTATCCCAATAAATGTATCTGTTGCAACTAATGGTTTTTTTGCAGGCATAGAAACTAAAACTAATTCAGCAGTAGTAAGAGCTTATAAGGTGGTACTAGATCAGATGCTTCAAGAAGTAATTGATAGGCTAGATAAAATAGAGCCAAAGAATGACTGATATATATATTGAAATATCTAAGCTGACAGATAAGTTCAGGACAATGGCTTATGGATTAACAATAGATGAGAATAAAATAAATGAAGCAGTACAGGAGCTGATGCTTTATTTTTTACAAATGAATCCTGAAACACTTAGGAGTATTTATGAAAAAGATGGAATTGATGGAATAACAAGATATGGTGCTGTGGCATTAAGAAGAGCATTAACAAGTAAAAGAAGTAATTTTTATTATAAATATGAAAAATATTACACACACATTGACAATCTTAATTACATTTCTACTCCTACTTGTCATGAGTATAATTTATCCACTGCTCGTAATTATCATAAAAGCATTTCAAATATTCCAAATGAAGAAGTAGACAATCATAAGCTAATAAAATTGGAGTTGATAGATAAAGAGTTAGACAAACTTGACAGTTGGTACGATAGAGAATTATTTAAATTGTATTATAGCGGTGAGACACTTGATTCACTCGCGGCTAAGACTAAGATAAGTCGCAACAGTCTTTTCACAACAATAGATAAAGTAAGAACAATAATTAAAAAGAAATTAAATGAAGATGTATGATCCACTAAAAAACAACAGTTTTGTAATGCAGTTTGGTTTTAAACACCCAGATGACAGGAGGAACTATTAATAAGTTTTTTGTTCCTGATGAAGTCTATGAAGATCGGATAGCAATATGTAAAGAATGTATTTACTATTCTAAGATTTTAGGTCAATGTAAAATTTGTAAATGTTTTATGAAATTGAAGTGCAGACTCGCTTTTACGGAGTGTGCAGGAAGTCCTAAAAAATGGCAAAAGACAACTGAAGTACAAACGCCTGATGACTTGCCGCAAGAGATAATAGATGAAATATTAGATATGTGGAAAGACTTAAAGACAGGTAGAGCAAAAAATGTACAAGCTAAAAAGAGAATGATAGAAACCTACAACACAATACATAACACAAATTATTCTCCTACTACAAATTGCGGATCATGTATATCAACTTGCTTTGATGCAATAAAAAAACTATATCAAAAATACAGCGAATGAGTTACTTATCACACTTAAAGAGAAATAAGTATCACTATCAGAGCAGGTGGATAGTTAAATATGATGACAATGAATTAGTAAGAGAGGTCAAGCTAATATTCAATCCTGAAGAATATCGTAAGTTTAAAAGACCTAGAACATTAAACACCCAAGATGGATTAATAAAAATTTTAGAAAATGACAAAGAAAGAAGATTACAAAAAGAATCCTGAGCCTAGTTATTATTTAGGAAAGCTGCATGGTTATACAGCAAAGAATGTAGTAGCTGATTTTGATTTAAGCTATAATTGCGGAACGGCTGTAACATATCTATTAAGGGCAGGAAAAAAAGAAGGCAACCCTGCCGAGCAAGATATACAAAAAGCAATTAATCATTTACATTTTGAGTTAGAAAAGTTATATCAAAAGAGTAATACTAGAACAGGAGGATTGGCACAAACAGGAGTAAGATCATGACACTTTATAAGTGCCATTGTGGAAAGCAAGAAAAGGAAATAAGAAAACAGACTATCGGTCTTAGAGAAGGGAAGTGGGTTTGCATTCAAGCTCTTTGTGATTGCGGTTTATATATGGAAAGCGAACCAGAAGAAGGAATGCCTAGTCTAAAAAGAACAGAAGAGTCTTTAAGCAAAAAAAAAAGGCATGATAAACTATGGGCAGGTGCTAAAGAAAAGCTAGTTGGAGAACGAGGTATTAACGAATCATTTGATTAATGGAAATCAACAAAATATACAATGAAAACTGCTTAGATACAATGGCAAG